CTCCAGCAACAATTACAACCCCCTCAGGATTGATTTCCGTTCCTGTTGTAGCATAAGCACCTGTACCTTGTAACGATACACTATACGTTGCTATGTCTTTATAAGGTGCGTTAATTTGTAAACTTGTTAAATTACAATCCCCACTAATAACTACCAACCCATCAACTCCGTTATCAATAACAAACTTTACTAAAATTGTAGTCCTATCTTGTTGTTGCTCAAGTAAGAATAAATAGCCATAACCATCCAAAGTTATAAGACCATCACAAGTTACACTCCAAGTTGCAGTATCATTCTTGTATTCTCTATACCAAGCACTCGTTTGGCTTGTTACTTCTTTTTGGTCAACACTTACACTAAATGTGCAATTTGTTGAACACGAAAACGGAATATCTCTACCTGCTGGATATGTAACCGAAGGTGGTTCAAAATAATACAACATTATGTTATTGCCCTGTACTTTGTCTGCCATATTGCAAATTTAATCTTTTATTTTACTCTATATTATACTTTATAGTTTCTACGGAATCATTGTCCTCATTTGTTACCTCAATTAATTGAAAAGAAGTCACTTCATCAACTTGTGGAATTACATTACCCCTATTTAACATAAACTTTTTATCGTTATATGATAGTGCGTTTGTAGCTGAATCTTGTACCAAATAAACTTTATCTAAATAGTTTAATCCTTTTTCGGTTTCAAACTTACCTATTTCAGCTTCTAATGTGCCAAAATTCTTATTTAATAGGTTAGAATATTGTCTAGCCATTAACATAGCTAAAAGCGGAAATGTATTTGCAGTATCAGGATAACGAAACCAATTTGTATATGAAATACCCGAAGCGTTTACTATATTACCAATGTTGTTATTAACCGAATAACTATTTAAAAAACTTCCATAAGGTTGTTCTATTTCTTTAATAGTAGTATTATCAACTCCTACTTGCCTACTTACATCTACCGACCTAATAGTAGAATAACCTTGAGTTATTGCTACGCTTCTTATTTTTATATCCTCATATAAAGGGAAAGGACTTCCACCATCTACATAAAATCTTAATTGTACATATCCTTTTAATGCAACTCCTGTTGGACTGTTAACGCTAGTAATATCTACTGTTTGGGAATAACTTACAAAATCTGCACTATTTACTTTATTAATATCTATAAAAATAGATGCAGTTTGCCAACTTGTACCATTATAATAATATTTTATAGCGGTAGCTGGATTTATAATAGAAATAAATAGTTTAGCCTTTGTTCCAAAACTTATTTTGTAAGCAAAACTTATATTAAAGCTAGGTGCATTCATATAAGGTAAATATAAATAAGGGCTTAATGGTGGCAAAACTCCCCCCATTTCTGCATAAGCAAAAAATCCACTTCCTACGGGCTTTGTAATATTAACAGTATTTGAAGATAAGTCCGAATCTATATCCATATTTACATAAGTACTTTGATTTATACTAGCAAAAAAACTCCATCCATAAGGCTGATAAATAAAAGCTGGTGGAACTGCACTATTATAAACACCTTTAAAGTTTCCATTATGAACATAATTATCAGCATAATCAAAATTCCCCTTAATTAGTACTTTTGGATAACCTTTTCTAATTATTTTATTTTGACTATTATTTATAAAATGTACATTGCCTTCGGCATAAGGTTCAATAGTAATATTTTTATCAAGTACACCACTTCCTGCATTAGCTACACTTGGATAAATTTGATATTTAGTATAGTACCTTGTATCATTTGCCATTTCGTTAATAGCTAATATCTGCCACATACCATCCGATTGAAATAATCTACAACCAAATGATTTAACTATATTATCTAATGCTTGGTAATAAGTTAATCCTACAAAATCACGCCTATATTGATAACTTTGGTCAAATGGTTCTTCGGATGAAGCATCTGCTCTTGTGTACATTCCTTCAGCATAATAAGAACACGATGTTAAAAGGTAAATAGGTTCAGGATAATCAATAACATTTAAAGTTTCTGCTATTATATCTATAAGTATATTTAATGAATTTATACTATCTGCTTCTTGATAAACAAATTCCGTATAATCTAAAAAAGAAAGTCCGTCAATTGCAACTAAATCTACTTGAACATATCCTGTTGTAAAAGGTATTTGTACATAATCATTAAATAAAAATCCTACCCAAATTGGGGATTCTATATCAACAGTATAAAGTTTAACAAAATATTTTCTAATGTCAAAACTTAATATACTAGGGAAATCTTCTCCATTTTCTTCAGTTGTTAAAAATGATATATTTAACTGTGAAGAAATAATACCTGCTAATGGTTCATCGTTACTAGCATTAGATTCTAAACTAATATTAATAGCTTCATAAGTTATAACATCACCAACATAATCTTTCTCATAAATATTTGCAGTTAATGTTGTTCCATCTCTTAATGCTTGTTCTATTGTATATCTTAATTCGTATGCCATTATACTAAACTTATATTTTGTCCTTTTAAGAATGAAGATTTTTGCGTTCTATTTATTGCCACTAATAAATCCTGTCCTCTTAATACAAATGAACCACCACTCATCCCACCGCCACCACTCATTGCACCTGCACTAAATGTAGTGTTAAGCATTCCGCTTAATTTACTTAAAGGTATAACCGCTTCAGGACCAGCTTCACCAATTAAAGCCATTGAAGGTCCATTTGTAATTCCACCTGCCGCTCTTGGACCTGAATAACCAAATGCACTTTGTAAAGCACCAGTTGCAGCAAATACCGCTTTAAGTTCAGGGAATGCAGTAAGTATAGCCTCAAATATTGATGCTTGAATAACCGCAGCAGCTATTGACATTGCAATATTTCTAAACATTTGACCAATAGCTTCTAATGGACTTTGTCCTTGTTCCATAGCATTAAAAATGCTCATCAAACCATCAGTTACACTACCTGATAACATTTTAGCAAAGTTTTCGTATGATTGAGCAAGTTCATCAACTCTATCGCTTTCCATCTTAAAACCCTTCATTCTACCTGCTGCATCCTTTGTTAAAAATTCTCCTAAACTATTATCCTTACCTGTAACCCTTTTTCTTTCTTCACCCATTTTTGTTTTCCTATCAGCAGCTGCTCCTTTATCACCATAGGTAAGAATTAAAGCATTATCAAATCCCTTGTCCTTAAATATCTTTTTGTATTTCTCAATATCCATTAATTGTTGAGCCAATTCATATTTAAGTGCAGCAGAAAATTCTTTTAATGTATCTAATGTTTCTTTAGCTTTATTTTTATCAGGAGTTGGGAATAATGTAACTTTTGCTAATTGCTTAAACGTATTAGTTTGTAAAGCATTAATATCCGCAGTTATTGATTCATTTAATAATTTAAACTCATCATTTATTGCTTTAATATTAGCATCAACCGATTTAATATCAAACAAACCTCTTGGACCACGTGCTTCTTTTAATTTAGTTTCTTGGTCTTTTTTAGCTTGTGCTTGTTTAGCGTATAATAAATTTAATTGCTCAATATTATTTTTTTCTTTAGCAGTTGCATCACCTTGCATTGCTGCTTGGTTTACTAAAGTTTGATAAAACTTCTTATCTTGACCTAATTTTGCATCTTGTATTGCAGCACTATTACTATATAAATCTTTTAATTGCTTTAACGCTTCTTCTTGTTGTGTTTTAGTTCCACCTGCAATAAGTTCTGCTAATTGTATTCCAATAGTTCTTTTAGTTTGTTCTCCACCAATTAGCTTGTAAATATCATCAGCAACTTCTTTAAGTTTCTTTCTAAATGCCTCTAATTCAGCAGTTGGTCCTTTAAAGAATGCAGCTATTTCTTTACTAAATGTAACCGCTAATGAAGATACTACACCAATTGCAACACCAACCCCTGCTGGACCCATTAACCCAGCAACCATTGCTTGTAATGCCTTTTTAGTTCCCCCTTCCGTTGCAGCTAATCTTTGGAACGATTCAACCATAGGATTCAGGTTATTCGCAATACCCATAATTCCATAAGGAGCATCTTGAGCAATCCTTGAGAAGTTTATAAGTGATTGCGAAGCATCACCCATCGGTTTGCCTAATCTTCCAGCTTGTTGATTTAATTGAGCAATTGTACCTTTTAAATTATCTATGTTTTTATTAAGATAATTTATTTCACCAATATTAGTAGCTTTCTTTAATGCACTTTCAAATTGTGCAAGAGTATTTTGTGCTGCCTTTAAGCTAGATTGTAACGCTGAAACATCGGCATCAATACCAATACTAAACTTATCAAATGAATCTGCCATAATATTTTAATTTACTCCGTACAACTTTAGTGTCCTTGCCAATTGGTCGCTTGTTAACATTACCTTTTCTTCTTCAACTTCCAAATCATCAATAGCTGGTATGTGCCAAAAAGACTTTATACTTTTGGGTGATTTTTCAGTTGTGTTACTTAAATATACAATATAGGCAAGGTTTCTAGTCCTTGCCCATTCGTTTAACTCTTGTTTTTCCTTACCCATTACGATAATAGAAAAGTCTTTCCAAGTCATATCCCAAAACTCATTGGGTCTTATATTGCATTCAGCAGCTTTCACTAAAATATCATCCCAACCTAACTTTACTAGACTTTTTTTTTTCTTCTTTAGGAGTTCCTTTTACTGCCATAACAGTATGTTCTACTATATATTTAAGATACAAAAGAACTTGTCCTTCAAGATTAAAAATACCGCCTATTTCATCAATCCAATCGCAAACATCATCTTCGGTAAATTCAATTTCTTGTTTGTTACTTATACAAGCGGATTTATATCCGATGTACAATAGTTTAACAATATTATCCAAGTCGTATTGATTTCCACCTAAAAACTCAAAGTACTTATCTATTGATATGTCTTTTGCTTTGCAAAATTCACGCATTGACCAAGTACCCCATTTTAATTGAATTGTTTTGTTGTTTAGTTTTAATTCAAACATAGGTTATTGGTTTTACGCTTGTTCAGTTTGTGCAATTGGTGGAACACATACTACAAAAGTTGCAGTAAATTTCACATCATCTTTATCAGCTGCATTTACTTCAAAGTCGCTAATAAATACAGTGCTAGTTGAAAGACCACCATAGTAAACATCACCAGTAGTTGGTGTTGCTTTACCCATTTTAATAGTAAATTGAGTTTTAGCAGCGTGAGCAGCATACAATTGTTGGTAAGAATCCTTACTTGGACTTCCTGTTTCATCAATTGCAAATCCTTCGCCTTTGAATGATTGTGTAAATGAAGGACCAGCTTGAAATTGGTCTCCACATTTTGAAGTTGCATCAATAGTGTTAACAGTTGATGTCAATGAGTTTGTCGTTAAACAAGCCACAGGTTTAAAAGTTGTACCTCCAGCTAAATCTGCTAAAAGGATATAATCCCTTGCTGATACTTTAGTTTCTGCCATTTTATTTTAATTTTGAGTTATTATTAAATTATAAGTTATTATTGTTCTCCATACATTATCCGAAGGGTTTAAACCATCTAAATTTCTAATTGCACCCACCACCAAACTTGAAGCATAAAACCCATTTGCTAGGGTTATATTCGTTTCGGAATTGATTGCAGCTAGTATTAAATCGCTTATTGTTTCGGCTCTTTTATATCCAAAGTTACTATTTTTTATTACAATGTCAACATCAATGGTAACTGCATTGGTGTAACTGATTTTACCTTGTTCCTGTGCCGATGCCCTTCCGTTCATAATCACATATTCATTTACTCCGTTATCAGGAGCATAACCATCGTAAACAGGCAATCCGCTTGAACTTGTCAAGTTAGTATAAAACCACTTCTTTACTTCTATATTAGGATTTAACATTCTTTATTACGTTTTGTATGTTTTTTCTCAAAACAGGTATTTCACTTTCAAAGGCTGGTATTAAGTAAGGTCTTGGTCGTAGGTTTATTTTTCTTATTCCTTTGCCCTTAAATTGTATTGCAAAATCCTCATATCCAGCAGGAACATTTACTGTTCCACCTGTGCCAAATTCTACATAAGGTGCATACTTTAAACGACTTCCAACTGTGTACATTATCTTGTCTCCTGTATTAACTTCCTTTAATTGGATTGAATTTCTTAATATACCATTATCAACAACCACATCCCTTCTTGCTTTGCTTTGAATAGCCAATGCAGATGCGTTAACCTCCATAGCCACTTCTTTAGCAATTTCAGGTGCTAATTTGCCTAATCTTGTAATTAGTGCATCTAATCCTTCAATCCTAAATAGAATTTGGTCTGCCATTAGAAGTACATTAATATTTCGTAAAATCTAAATTGATTTTCTACATCTTTCAAAGAATGAATAACATAAGTATCGCCTTCTGCTTCTATTTTGTAGTTATTTGTAATTGTAACATCATAACGGATAAATAGCTTTGCAGCCCTTGTATATGTTATTTGTGCATCCATTAATTTCCTGCTTTCATCCATAGGTCTAAAATCCCCAAATACAACCTCTTGTAAGGCATAGGTAGTTGTGTAGCCACCTTGCCCATCAGCGGTGATTGTAGGCACATATAAGCCTATTTCCGAGTACATTGTGTTGGCATCAACATAGTTTGCCTTTTTGCTTCCTATCCTCATAATATTGGGCTTATTCTTGTCCAACGCTGACACGCTTTCCAAGTCTTTTCACAAATACCTGTATCACTATCCAATCCTCTATTTTCGTAATCGTAACTAACTTGGTCTAAAATAGCAATCTTTAAATCGTTCGGAATGGTTGCGTAACCTACCACATAAGTTGCCTTTAAGTTTTGGAATTGCGGTCTTTGTAATTGTGGGAACTTACCACCAACTAATGTGTAATCAGCAGCAACAATAGTGTCTCCGTTTTGGTCTATTAAAGATGTAAAACTATTCATCGGACCATAAGGCAGCTGGAAGTGTCCATCCCAATTTGTAAACCATACAACCGCAGTCTTTGCTATTAAACTCAATCCTGTACCTACTTCAACCGCTTCCCTTGCTTGTTTAATCATCAAGGTAATTTGGTTATCATCAACATTTGTAGTAACCCTACAATACAATTTTGCCTCTGCTAATGTAACAGGCTCAACAACTGTACCTATGTCGGTCAAAGTAAAATCAATGATAAAATTATTATATGACATACATCTTTTTTACAAATTTACAATAAATATAATAAAAAACCCCACCGATTAAGATGGGGTCTTTATTTTCTATTCTATAATCAATTAAGCATTGATTGAAGCGTAGATTGCAGAAGTTGGTTGCATCAAGTTAATGTCCTCATAACACTCAATTCTTGCAGTAACCATATTTTGTTGGAAGTTAGATGCGTTCTCATAAGAAAACTCAATAGCTAATCCTTCAACTTCAATACGCTCACAAAAGTTGCTATCCAAGATAAGAACTTTATCATCAGTAACCCAAGATGCAGCAATTACAGGAGTTCCCCATATTGTCATACCACCATTAGGATTAACGATAACTGAACCTGAACCTGCGTAGTAACCAGCAGCGATTGTATCTTTTAATAAACGACCTAATTGTCTAGGGCTTACTAAAGCAACTGAAGATACAAAGTTTGCAGTCTTTTGGTTGCCGATATAATCAACTAATTGCTTTAAATCGGTAGTTTCAGCAGTTGTTGTAGAACCTGTTGCAGCAGCAGAAACAGTTGCAAAGAAAGCAGCGTTTTCAGCTTTGAAGAAATCTCTAGTCAACATTCTTGGTAAAGTTGTGCTTAAGAAAGGCAAACTTTTAGCCATTTGTTTTGAGAATGTAGAGAAACCAGCGATGTAATCATTAACCACTTTAACCTCGCTTAATGCGTAGTTATTCTCACCTTTGTTAGAACCTTCAGTTTGTGCAGCAATGTTGTTAGTTGTTGCAGTCTCTTTGTAGAATACATACAAACCACTTTCGCTTCTTACTGTTGGAACTAAATCACGGAAGTTAATTGCTTGACTAGGTAAAACTGAAGCGTTAATAGCGTAAGATGCTTGAGCATCTCCTGTTAAACTTGCACCTAAAGTCATTGATTTTACATCT